GTTTGTCTCCGCTGACTTTGCCTTCCCATAGTTCGTTGAGCCAGCCGATAAATGCATCCGTATTCGCATTGTCGACTTCGAGGTTATAAGCCATACATACGATATCGTAAAACTGCATGAACCGAAGGAGCGTTGCGTCGTCCGAGTCCTCTTCCAAAACAATGATGCACTCGTCGAACAACTGCTGAAGATAATCCAATTCGATATTTTCAGTTGTTATTGCCGTCTTCACACCCTCTAGGCCGTCAAACATGCGCCCCCAGTCATGAAGAACAAGATGATCACCCATCCATGACACATTTGCATCGCTGATGTCTCCATGCACAATACCCTGCTCATTGAGGTAGATAACTGCGTGATACAGAGTGCGAAGCTGTTCGGTCGTGACGCCTGGAGGATGATGTACATAGAAATCTTGCCCCTGCTTAGGTGTGATAAAGTTGATCTTGTCCTCCTTTACTCCGGGGGTCGTGATCTTGTTTGTATCCGCACGGCATGGACCTCCTACTAGGTCGTCCTCCGTAAATTCAGGTGTGCACGTGGCAACCGAAAGGTTAAAGGAGGAGGACACATCCACACCGTGTTTTTCTTGAATGTTGCGAATCGCATCTTTTACTCGTGCTTGGTTAGCAAGCTCGTTCTTGGCCTTACCATTCTTTTCAACGACACGAGAGACATAGTCGCCTGCAGGGATAGATTCGGGCACTTGTGTTCCGGGAACGCACTTCACCGGGGGAGAATACACGCATGTATCGGCACCCGAAGCTAGAAATGCAGCACCCTTCATTTTCCGTCCAACCCGCCTGCGGGTTCGTCTGCCCACAGAAGTATCCGCCCCCTGTGTTTTGTAGGCAGCGCCTTTCATTGTGTCAAAGGCAGAAGAATATATCCTCGCAAAGAATAAACTAAATGGGCGGTGGTCTTCTTCAGCTCGTTGCGTATGGTGCTCAGGATGCCTACATCACTGGAAATCCCCACATCACCTTTTGGAAGGTGCTCTACAAGCGTCATACGAACTTCGCCATGGAGGCGTTTCGTGTGAACTTCACTGGCTCGCCTCAGTATGGGCAGCGTGTCGTTGCCATCATCAACCGCAACGCGGATCTGATGTACAAGACCTACCTGGAGGTTCAGCTCCCCGACACCCAGACTGTGGACGTGAAGTGGACGGCTGCCTTTGAGCGTCGTCTCGGCTACCAGCTTCTCAAGAAGATTGAGGTGGAGATTGGCGGTCAGATCATTGACACCCACTACGGCGAGTGGCTCTTCCTGTGGGAGAACCTGACCTCCAACTTTGACAACTCCGTCAAGCTCGACACCATGCTCGGTGGATACCTCGGCGGCACAGAGACGACGGCCGTTTCCTGCGGTGGTCGCCCGGCGATCCTCTACATTCCGCTGCAGTTCTGGTTCTGCCGTAACCCGGGACTGGCCCTGCCCCTGATCGCCCTCCAGTACCACGAGGTGCGCATCAATGTGACCCTGTCTCATGCGACGGACCTGGTCACTGCTGCCACTCCGGGCACCACGACAGTCTCCGCCGCCGCGGCTCTTCTGCCCCAGCTCAAGGACATGGCGCTCTACATCGACTACATCTACCTGGATGTGGATGAGCGCCGCCGGTTTGCCCAGCAGTCGCACGAGTACCTGATTGACCAGCTCCAGTTCGGTCTCCAGCAGACGCTCACGACCGCCAATGCTCGCATTGACCTGACGCTGAACCACCCGGTCAAGGAGCTGGTGTGGGTCTTCCAGGATGCCCGCAAGACGGATTGCGGATCTACGCTGACCCTCAACGCTGGCTTCACGCAGCCGTTCAGCTACGACGACATCGTCAACCGTGCCCGCCTCCAGATCAACGGCCAGGATCGTTTCGATGAGCGCTATGGCGACTATTTCTGGAAGGTTCAGCCGTACCAGCACCACACGGGCGGTGCCTTCTTCCCGATGCGCTCTCAGGTCACGGCTCCGGCGGCACTGACGGTTCTTGCTGGCTCGTGCAGTGTGACGGGTGATGTGCTTACGGTTGGAGCCGACCCTGCGAGCGGTACGGCGCCGCAGCAGTTGATCGTTGAGGGTGCAACCGTGTCGACATCGTCTCCGGGCACATTCGCCCCAGGAACGATCATCCAGTCCTATGGAACGGGATCAGGTAAGCAGGGAACCTACCAGCTCAGCGAGCCGGTTCTCACCACTGGCACCACCACGGGTCTCAGCGTGATCTTCACGCTGCCGAACTTGAACTACACTCCTCACGAGAACCCCATCAACGTCTACTCGTTTGCTCTGCAGCCCGAGGAGCACCAGCCGTCCGGCACGTGTAACTTCTCCCGCATCGACACGACCACGCTCGTGTTCGATAGCGTCAGCACGTCCGGTATTGCGAAGCCGACCAAGACCACCCCGTTCAACTTCCGCATGTATGCCGTGAACTACAACATCTTCCGAGTGATGTCCGGCATGGGTGGTCTTGCCTACAGCAACTAAAGTGACTACAGTATATAATGAACGAGCCCGGCCCACCGCCAGAGGCAGACCAGTGTGTCTTCGTTAGACGAGGTGATCAAGACAATCGGGTCTTTGCAGTTGGTGAGCGTGTCTGTGTGACGAATTACGAAGGCGAACGAACAATGGGAAAAATAGTTGAAGACACTCCCCATGATTTCGTCAGACTGACACTGGACACTGACTTCCCATCCCGTCTTGCAAGAGGACAGGATAGAGCCGGATTACGTCTTATGCAGTCGAAGGTTTATGTAGGTAAGATGTTGGGGGCAGAGGTTGAGAATCCGGGGGACCTCGAAGGTGGCCGGCGCCGTTCATCGTCCAAGCGCGTCCGGAAGGTCACCCGTCGGCGTCGTCACCGGAAGAGTTCTCGCAAGCTCCGTTCTAAGCTTCTCTAAATACAGAATTGCGTCCATATGCTCCTCTTGAGCATGCACAATCCACTCAAGGATAGAAAGGTCCTTACGATCAAGGTCCGTTCCATACTTTGCCTTTCCAAACTCCGACCGCTGCCTGAACTTCTCAATCACGGCGGTTACAATGCTGTCCATTTTTATAAGTAAGAGTGTCAGCGTTTAAAATGGATTGAGACCAGAATAATTGATCGGACTACACGTTACAATGGCAGACACCAAGCTCGACAAGGCAATCAAGCAAGAGGAGAAGCGTATCGCAGATCACATTAAGCAGAACCCGTATCCGTCGTACGATGAAATGGAGCGCCGACACGGTGATGACATTATGCTGTCAGCCGAGTATGGTAGAAGAAATCACGATGCACTGCAAGAGATTTACGAATCCGGCATGAACAGGGAGACCGCCCGCGAGCTCGGTGAGAAGATTTACAGGCGCGGTGGGACACGAGCACTACAGGCAAACTGTACGTCATTCGCACGCTACGGTCCATTCAGTACCTCTCCATTCTCCGATGTTCGTTACAACGGATGGAAGGAACTCGAGAATGCATGGGATGGAATCGGGGATTTTAGGAGCTAATAATCAATGGTGAAACTATGGATAGTCTGCGCAGTTGTCGGACTTACAATATGGATACTTTCCAATCCAACTACTTTTTTTCGCAAGGAGTGTCCGACTACACGTTTGTATTCGGAAGGCACCCGCGAAGTCCTAAAGTCTGCTGGACCATTATCGGTGCCGGTTGACCCGGGCCAGGGCATTTTACGTGGTCTCGACCAAGGATATGTCCCATTTCGTGTGAGATGACATACTGACGGTAGCCGTCTAGATCCTGACCACTCTGCTTGGCTCCGTATCTCCAACGCTGCTCATTGATGCGCATCTCTTTGCCACCGAGTTCTGCGCAGGACAGCGTAGGATCGCAGCCTTCTGCCTTCAGTCCTTTTTGAGATGACAGGTGGATCACGACTTGAGGGTTGGACTTCACGGCTACGAAACGGTAGCCTTGTGATTCCCATCCATCCGGATCAGCTAAGCAGATGGCCACCTCCGTAGCAAAGTCCTTCAGTGGAAACTTCACATCGGGATCTACGACCACTGTATACGTGACCGTCTTCATTAAAAATGAATGCGATTTTATAACTGCAGACCAAGGCAGAATGCCCAAGTGTTCTCACTGCAAGAAGAAGACTCATCTTGAGTTCAAGTGCTCCTGCTCCACTGAAAAAGTGTTCTGCGTCAAATGCCGTGCGAGCGAAACGCACTCCTGTGTGGTTGCGTACCCTCAAGTTGAGTTGATCAAGGTTGTCCCTATCAAGGTAGAGAAGATCTAGTCCCCTCCCGGAGGAGAGATTGGCATGAACTCCATCAGCACGTCCATGATTCGGGTCACTCTTGCGGTGGTCATGTTGAACCGCTCCATGACAGATGCGATGACGCCTCCATCTCTCTCAAGGAACTCCACTCTGATCATACCTGCTGTATCGTAGATCTTGGCATACCATGGCTCATGTTCGGCATGCGTGATCTCCACCTCCAGTCCGTAGTTGAACTCCGCGTTGGTCTTGATGATTGCGTTGCGAATATTGGTCTCCATGTTGGCAATGTAGTCTTCGTAGCGAGAAATCAAATCCGTTTTGCAACCAAAACCAAACCTAGGGTGACAGTAATGGCGGCCAAGGAAGGTGATGTTGGCAGTCCGGCCGAGATGTATGAAGGTCCTGCCAGCGCTTTTTCAGCGAACCCAGCGTCAGAAAGAGAAGCGATAGGTAAGTTAGACGCCCTGCTAAAATTATTAGAAGACGATCCCGGGAAGGAAACGTTGATGTACCCCGACTTGATTCTCAGTTTGGGAGGGTCAAAAAGAACAATGGATCCACGCAGTGAGAACACTGCGGTTACTTTAGTACAGAAGGTAAAGAGTTTGTTGGGTAGATTTGAAGATAGCACACCTCTTCTCGTTATCAGCGGAGAGAATCTAGACATTTCGGCACAGGATGTATCCTTTGAAGAGAATGTAGAGCTCCATCGGCTTCATATACGTGTGCCGATGAAAAGGGAGATCGTGATTCCTGGGGTCGAGATGGTAGCTGAACGAGACGCTGCAATTGCTGGACATTCAGTTAACTCCATTGCAGAGTTGGGTAGAGAAACAGCAGAGAATTCTCATTTCATTAGGAAACTTACCCAGTTGCTCAAGCTATTTAGGCGAATCCATGTTCACAATGACTTTTGGCTAGATGGACATCCGTATAGATGCGAGAATTTCTTCTTTGACCGAACACCCTGTATTCTTTATGCCCTGAAACAAGCTGTGAACGTAGGCGCAACAGTCATGTTTATAGACATAACCGACTCGAAGAATGCTCGTGGGTGTAGAAAACATTTTCAGTATGTACGTGAAGGCGACGAGGTGGACAAAGCCTTCGTAACATGGACAAGAGACAAGGACGTCCGCTTTAGAGACCCTCCTGTCTGGACCGAGAAGTTCAGAAAAAAGGGAGGAAAGCGAACCCGACGCAGCACTCGGCGGCTGCGTAGAAAAACCAAATCTACTTCACAGTATAAATGAACGTTTTCCTTGAAGCCCTGCTCGTTGGTCTTTTCTTTCTGCCGGTCTACTGGGTCGTTGAAAAAGCAGGGTTCTCCAAGTGGGTCACTCTGTTTGTTGCAGGAGTCGTGTTTCACCTGGTAGCGGAGGTGACGGGTGTTAACAGGGCTTATGTCTTGACAAAGGTCTGAGTGAAGTAGGACGAGATCACATCGTACGGACCCACGCACTCCCCCGTGAAGTAGAGCGCAAACCGATCAACGTATTCGGGGCTCAGAAGACAATAGTGAATGACCCGAACAGCATGCGCCATTGTAATGTCTTCCGCTGGGGTTGTGTCCCACGAGTAGTAGGGATAGCAAGAATTCAGTCGGACCCGTGACGGGCAGTTGTAGGGAGTGCACTTTTCAAATGCATCGCGGAGCATACGAATGGAGATCATCTGCTTCGGGAGCTGTTCAAGTGTGATGTTGCGGTGTGCCATTGTAGACTGAAGGTATAGTATATTGCTGAAAACTCGATCCATTTTTATATATCTACACGCGGCGCGTGCGGCGGCGACCCCGGCGAGACTTCATCGTGCCGCGGCGCCTTGATTTTCCTTTTCCTCCCTTTCTTTGTCCTTGCTGCTGTTGCTGAGCTCGCGCCCGAGCCGCCGCCTCCGCCTGAGCCCGAGCCGCCGCCTGCGCGGCCGCCTGCGCGGCCGCCTGCTGTTCCTGTTGCCGTCTCCAGGCTTCTTGTTGGGCATACATTCTGTTTATCTCCGCCTGTCGCTGCGCCGGTGTTTGATATTGACCCGTATAGGAGTCGTAGATCATCGAGTTAGAAGGCTGATTCCACGACATTTTATATATCGCTGGAAATTTCTACGAACGCTCTGGTGACTACTTTCGGACGTTACGGCATGTCACGGGGATGGACGCACCCACTTTTAATTTATCACCCCCCGGGAAAATGGATCTCCCGCCGGCAAAACGGTAGACCTTACCCTGCCAAAATGACGACTCCTATCACCAAGATCTCTCTCTTCGCGCACTCTGCTGTTGTCTCCTGCACCAACCACGCCGCCGCCTGGGCTGCATCTGAGCTGCCTCACTACGCAAACCTCATGTGCATGAAGCCCGTGGGTAAGGTGACTCTGCCGCCGATTCGCGAGGCCTACAAGCACATGTCTCAGTGGATCACCGAGACTCCTGAGGAGGTGGAGAAGGCCCTCCACTACTGCTGTGTCCTCCCTAAGGACCACAAGGGAGGTTGCGATTACAACCCCGCCAATGCAATTTTCAAGGACAAGACGATCGCGTGCAAGTTCGACTGGCTGACCAGCACTCCGGGCGATGACGATTATATCTACAAGAACCGCGCAACCCGGCTGTTCCCCTTCAAGGTGCCGGATGTGCTCCAGCGTGTTTGGCGTGACAAGGGCACGAAGCGGAAGTGCGCGATTCCCCTCAAGGAGGGCAGCACACCTGAGATGATGGCTGCTGCTTGGCTGGATTACATGACACTGATGATTTCGGTCGAGGGGATCGATGAGGCGCTCAAGGGCTACAAGCACCTGGACACACTCCGCGCAATGGCCGCCGTGCACAAGGTTGAGTTAGCTCGCTACTACAGCGCACTTAGCAAGGTCATCTTTGATGCCGAGGGGTTTAGCATCTGCCCTGTGATGGGAACCCGGCTCACCGTCGCGCAGATCGCGAACCCGGACCTCTGTGACCTGAATGCCATCCAGCTGGGGCACGTCG